TTACACATCATTAGTACCTTCCTTATTTTTTGACTGGGACGAATTTGGGACCGATGGGTTCAGGATCGAGTCTATTTGCCGTGCGTGTTCGGTAAGGTGATTAGGTGCAAGGTGAGCATATCGACGAACCATTTCGATAGACTCCCAGCCTCCCATTTCCTGTAACACTGACAACGGGACTCCGGCTTGAACCAGCCAACTTGCCCAGGTGTGTCTCAAGTCGTGAAATCTGAAATCATCAATACCAGCCCGTCTCAGCGCCGCTTTCCAGGCTGTGTTTGCGTCATACCGCATCTTCCTTACTGTTGGCGCTTTCGTTCCGTCTGGTTTGGTACAGCTTTCCTTGTACACAAATACCCAACGGTGATGATTCCCGATTTGTTTTTTCAAAACGCTACATGCAGTATCATTCAGCGCAACGCCAATTGCGCGGTTTGATTTACTCTCTTCCGGGTTTATCCATGCCACCCGGCGCTGCATATCTATTTGTTGCCATTCAAGGTTGATGATGTTCGAGCGTCTTAAGCCTGTTGCCAGTGCAAATTCAACAACAGACTTTAATGGCTCCGGACATTCATCAATCAGCCTTTGTGCTTCATGGGGCTCCAGCCAGCGGATCCGTTTATTCTTTGGTTGAGGCACTTTAATAATTGGTGCCTTATCCAGCATTTTCCATTCACGCTCTGCGGCTCTTAGTAGGGCCTTTATAAATGAAAGATGCGTAGCCTTCGTTGCAACGGACGCTGGTTTTGGCGTGTATTCTGGAACAGGTTTCCCTTTTTTTCTGCATGCTTCTGCCCTGAGTTTCCAGTTTTCCTCATGACGCCGGTTCGTCATTTTCTGCATTGCTGAATAAATTTTTGATTCAGTAATGTCTCTTAGTTGCATTCCTGCGAAATGTTGAAGCCAGAATCCGATCCGGCTTTTGTCATCGTCCAGTGATTTTTTATGTGCTTTCTCTTCAAGCCACCTGACACACGCTTCCTCGAACGTTATATCAGGTATTTCACCAAGTTTGCTGACCCGCCATGCTTCAGCCTTTAGCTTGTCATGGAGTTCTGTCGCCTGCCTTTTGTCCTTTGTTCCAAGAGACTGTTTAAATCTTTTACCGTTCGGCAATGTGAAACTGGCGTACCATATTTCACCTCTGCGGAAGAGTGACATTTTCTTTCCTCTGTTATGCCATCACCCGCGCTCACCTGGACAGTATGCAGCGGAGACTGAAGAGCCGCAATGCAGGCTTGTCGTGTTGTGAGGTAAGGAGATTTATTCTTAGTGGGATCTTTGCGTGTTGCCTGAAGACGCCCTGTGCGTATCCAGTTAATGGCAGTCGGTCTGGATATCTTGAGAAAATGACAGGCCTCATCGAGTGTGAGGCTGTATGGCTCCATTATTTCACCTCTTGCTGTGACATTGTTGAAAAATGGATACCAGCTCGTTGCTGCCAGACGATCCAACCGAGAGTCATATCCCATGCCATGTATTCGTTATCGCCGTTTTTTGCTCTCCGACGATCTACTAAGTCACCGAAACGCTTTTCCATGAATAATTCATAAGCTTCGCGTTCATCTGGTTCTACTTCCAGAGATAGGAGTGCGATTTCATAAGCACGGCGCTCAATATCGTCTCGCACGTCAAGGCTGCTGATACGCTCTTTAATTTCTTTAATCAGTTCTTTGTCGGTAAAAGTGGTCATTATGCTCCAGCCTCCGGTGCTTTTGGCATTACTGCCCAGTGAGTGATATTGACGTTTTCAAGGTCCCCGACCTGAAATGTCCACTGCCATTCTCCGGTTTCTTTTTGTCCCCAGGTGTACCAGAGAGAACGCCAGCCAATTAGCCAGCCTTCTCCGTTAGCATCGAATAACAAAACACTTTCATTTGCTGGTGGCAGTTCAGTTGACACTGGTATTACTTTGTTTTCCTGTGCTGCACATTTAGCTTCAAGCGCATCGAATTTACGCACCAGGTATTCAGCATCTGTTTCATTTACTTTCAGATCTCGCGGTACACATCTCCCACGAAGAAACCCTTCCATTTCGAAAACATTCATGCGCATTTGCGTAACTCCGATAACTCGTTAAAGCGTTCCATAAACATCCCGTAGGCATGGCCCGGTGCCAGTGGAATCACGTTGAACATCTCTGTTGCCGGGATACCTTCCAGTACAGGCCAGAAAGAGCCATCATCAAGCCCGAGATCGCGGCGTTCGGTTGCCAGCATGATGAGATCGGCATATTTCACGGGCGTACTCATAACTGGGGGTAACCCGTATTTCTCACGGATTACGGCGTCTATTTTTTCTTCCATTTGTTTATAGTCAGGAAGAAGGCGTTTCAGTGGTGCGGGAATGTCCTGGCAATACGCTTCTGTTGCATCATGCATTAACGCTTCAAAAGCAAATTCCTGCGGCACCAGCTGGCTGCAAAGAACCGCATGTTGGGCGACGCTGTAGAAGTGCGAAAGATGACCGGCAAAGCGACAGATATTTGAAAGGGAAACCGCGATATCGTTAATATCGATGTCGTCTTTATTTATCCTGTCATAATAAAAATGCTTCCCGGAAAAAGTTTTAATAAATGACATTTTGTTCTCCACGTATATGCGCTGCACCGCGCTGAATTCTGGTAAAAAGAATCCCTCACCATCCGGCGATTATTGAGTAAATTACGTTTCCATAAATGCCCCCGCAGGGGCATTTGCAGTAATGAAATCAGGCGGTGAAAGTACCAATAAAGGTTTCTACTTTGCTGTCCTTGAATTTCTCAACAAGCAGATCACGAAATTCGTTAGCCATTTCTTCCTGCACCGCCTCCAGCTGAATAATGCGCAGAACCAGTACAGGACGATCGCCAGTGATAATACTGAGGCGTAATTTAAACGGACGTTCTTTCAGACCTTCAAACGGAACGCATTTAAATTCAAATGCCACTGGCATAATGTCTTTGGTCTTCGCTTCGACAGACTCCATCAGGGAGCGTTTGCCGCTGAAGTCATTATCTTCAAAATCAGCGGTCTGGTTTGCTTCAATCGTGATTTTACGGACAGCCGCAGCCGCTTTTGTTGCCTGAATAGCGTCACCATTAGCATCAAAGCCCACAAGATAGTCGGCCCAGTCTTCAATCCATTCTGCCAGTGACTTCTGGGAGTTACGCTCGCCGTTAACAGACAACAGAGCAGAGAACGGTGCTGTCTTTTTCAGTTTGAGTGTGGCGGTGTTATCTGCGTGACCTGGTTCATCAATAGTACCCAGGTTAAGCACACTGACGGCACGCATATTATCAGCATCGATAAAGCAGCGGGTGCCTTCATCTGCAAGATCTTTAGAATAACGGGTAAAGTCATCGATGCTGGCAGTGGAAAGCGCACCACGGAAACGGAAGCGATTTAAATTAAATTTTTCCAGATCATGAATGCGGAAATTCTCAGGCAATGCCACAGCATCGGCACCAATCTTACTGATAATTTCATTAACACCCTGAGCAGAAATAAGGGCATGGATTTGATTAATTGCGGTTGCGTCTAAGTTCTGAGACATAATAAGTCCTCACTATATAAAGATATTCAGTGATGAGATAAATAATCAGTTAATTAAAAACGATATTAACGACCTGCTGCGCGGAGTTTTCCGTCAGGTTCACCGGCAAGAGTCAGTAACTGTCCCTGGTCTTCCTGCAGAATAGTCAGGCGACCACCGCGATTGACATACATCGGCGTTTCGGTGGTGTCTTCTTCGGAAATTTTCCCGCGGTTAGTCGGGCGAACATATGAGAGTTTGTGTTTGATTTTCACACGGTTCTCATCAAATGGTTCGATTTCCAGGTTGAGTGAGACCTTACCTTTGGTTTTCGTGTTCATCACACCGGAAGCGACTTCACTGAGAACTGCGCCGATTTTGGTTTCAAATACGCCGCCGTCCAGCTCCCCGATAAATGCCTGCACATCAGTACTGCGTTCGCTAGCCATTTTGCTGCTCCTCATCATATCGACCCTGCAAGGCCGATTAGTTTCTCCACAAAACAGAGAAGAACACCTGCGGTGGCAGCCGCCCGGATGGATTGGGTTATGAGCCCGTCGTCCGGTGATGCTCTTCTCTGTTTTGTAAAAAGGACGGTACCAGCCGGAAGCAAGGGTACAAACTGGTACCTCCAGGACTACACACAGCATAAAGTTGTGGTGCCGGGTGCCTCCCGGTGCCTGGCGAAGGTTGCACACCAGACGGGTGGGTATCCACAGAAGGTCGACTGTCAGCCTCAACCTTAACCCGCGTGCGCTGAGCCGCATTCACCACAACGCTAAGGATTCTCTCTGGTTAAAAATACTTAGCTGTTATGTGCCTGCTTTTAGCCACATCAGGCGAGGTGGACCTGGTTATTCCCCAACAACAAGGATTCGGTTAACCTGGTTATCCCCAACAACGCAAAAGGAAAAGAAATGTCCGGTAATATCTACACGCTGTACAAATCCCACTGTGAAAATGTTGGAAAGTATCGGGGCATTGAAATCAGTGGGGTAGTGTCATCAGTCGAAATAAGCAAAGTGGAATCAAGGGCAACATTACTTACTCTTCTGGACCTTGTCTTACATGAGCACCGGAAGAAATTCGGCACTCCCTATAATCAGTTGAATGGGAAAAAGGCTCTGGTTCACCTTATTCTGATGAAGCATCACTGGATGCCAAAACAGATTAATGAGATGAAATTTGATGAACTTCTTCTTTCAATTCAGGATGAACTCACACTTGATAAAATAAGCGTAACCGCCCAGAAATTTTTAGATTATCGAGACTGGAGATCACAAATTCATCACTTTGATGATTTTGACGAAAATGAATGGGATCCTAATTTGTCTGCACAATATCTAAAGTAACATCCTGTGATAAAACCGTGATTTCCTGATCCAGTTTTTTTAAGGAGTCTATTGTTTCCTGTCGATAAGACAGCACTTCACGAAGCTGGTTTATAGCTGCCAGCTTCTTTGCCATCCACTCGTAAATTTCCTCATTTGTGTATCCGGGCGCGACGATTTTGGGTTCTGTTTTGTGCATTTCACACCTCCTCAAGTTATCAGTTACTTGTTGATGGGGACCAGATTGTTAAAGAGCTAAGCGTCCTGTAGGGCGCTTTTTTGTTGCTAACGAATCACCCTAGACTTTATATGCCCCAGGCGGCTACTTCGTGGGCGTCCTGCCTGTTCGTTGTTTCTCTTGGGTACATTATGTATCTCATGGGTACATTGTCAAGTATAAAAAAACCTGCCGAAGCAGGTTCATAAACATTGATTAGGCTTTGATTTTGTATCTTCTTGGTTTTCCTGAGAAAATCACAGTTCCAATTATAGAGCAATTACCGTTGATCTTAATGTAAGGCTCAGGCCAGTTTGGGTTTAACGCTTTGAGATAACGCTGTGTCCCATCTTCTATCAACCTTTTGAAGGTGGTTTCACCTGTATCGTGCATCAATGCAATAACGTCGTCACCGTGGCAGGCTGGTACTTCAGGATCGACAAAAATCATGTCTCCCGGGCGGTACTCATCAATCATTGAATCACCTATCACCCGCAAGATATAAGTCATTTCCCCACAGGGTACAGGGCAGGGATACGTTTCTGCTGTGCTCAAATCAACCTCAGAATATCCAACTTCTTTCCATGCTCCGGCCTGTACCCATGATATGACAGGGACTAATGTGATTTGTTTATTAGTGATTGAAACATCAGGTTTTTTTGTGATGTTCGTTGTCTGGTGTTCTTGATCGAGCCATCCAACAGGCAGGTCGAAACATTTTTCGATGTGTCGTGCCATGCTGTCACCGATATTTTTAGTAGCACCATCTCCCATAAACCTGCTGGTCTGGGTTGGCTCGCGATCAATCATAGTGGCAAAGGAAGAATTCCCGCCAACACCATCTCTCAGTTTTCTGGCGTTAGACCGCCGGATGTCATGGATTGTTTTCATAACGAAATTAAAACCCTTGTACCGTTAAGGTACAAGTATCTTGAAGGTTCATTTTAATCATGTAATATGTACACCGGAGGTACATATTGTATGAAAGCGTATTGGGACTCTTTAACCAAAGAACAGCAGGGCGAGTTGGCCGGAAAAGTTGGCTCAACACCTGGCTACTTACGGCTGGTTTTCAATGGCTATAAAAAAGCCAGTTTTGTGCTGGCTAAAAAACTTGAGCAATGCACGTCAGGTGCAATTACGAAATCTGACTTAAGACCGGATATCTATCCGAAAGATTAGCAGAACACTTTCAATTTTTAACCACAGAACGATGAGGCTAACCGTGGGTAAGCATCACTGGAAAGTAGAAAAACAGCCTGAGTGGTACGTGAAAGCTGTCAGAAAAACTATCGCAAAGTTGCCGGGTGGTTACGCTGAAGCAGCTGACTGGCTGGATGTAACAGAGAACGCATTATTTAACCGCCTTCGTGCCGATGGCGATCAGATTTTCCCGCTGGGATGGGCAATGATTTTGCAACGTGCTGGTGGAACTCACTTCATTGCTGACGCTGTGGCGCAGTCTGCAAATGGCGTCTTTGTGTCTCTTCCTGACGTCGAGGATGTGGACAACGCCGATATTAACCAGCGTCTGCTGGAAGTCATTGAACAGATCGGCAGTTATTCAAAACAGATTCGTTCAGCAATCGAAGACGGTGTAGTGGAACCGCATGAGAAGACAGCAATTAACGACGAGCTGTATCTCTCAATTTCGAAGCTGCAGGAGCATGCAGCACTGGTCTACAAAATCTTTTGCATTTCAGAAAGTAATGACGCCCGCGAGTGTGCAGCTCCGGGCGTCGTGGCGTCGATTGCTTCTGGTTGTGGAGAAACTAACGCATGAACAGTTTAACGGCAAATAACCGTTTGTCGCAACAGCTGGTGGTCAGCGTCGCTGAACACGTGTTGTTACGGCATGAATGCAGATTACCAAATCTCCTGGCTGTAAGTAACCACAGAGAACTTTACCTGACTGTGGGGGGCGAGTTGTGCAGGAACTTAACCGCTGGTTTCGTGACGGAAGAGGACTTTATGTTCATGTTATTCGTTGGGAGCCAGAAACACAGCGCGTTATCTATCTTCGCAAAGACTACCCGCATGAGTGCTTTAGCCCTTTGTGGAAATTCAGGCGTGATTTTGTTGAGTGTGAAGGACCACCAGCACATTGATTCTGCCATTCCGGGACGTTACACTGTTCAGGCACCTTATAAAGCGGGTGCCGGGATTGGCGTCCTGGAATTGATCAAGGCGATATATGACGCGCCAGCGTCTTTTTTATCGTCCGCATTTGCTCACATCAAAGTTATGGTGGGCTGGGCGGGGGCATCGAAAGATGCGCCGGTTTCCTTGATCACCGGTTACGCCAACCCCGTTCAGTTCACCACCAGCGAAATTGGCGTTTCCGGTGGTGGAAGTATTTCACCGATCAAGGAGGCTGCCATCATGGCTACTGTCCCAGCCCTCACTCGTCTGAATGATGAAGACTTACATAAACTCAGTTATGTAACAACTGCACTACGTGCTCTGCGCAAGGTAACTCTTTCGGATCCGCAGGCACATCAGGTTCTGGTAGAAACCCTTCTTAACTTGCAAGCTGAACGTATTCGTCTGGCGGATAAGGCTAATTTTCATATTCACCGTCTCCTGAATATCAGCGGAGGGCATCGTCATGCTTAATCCGTTGCTCCTCAACATTTACCGTTTATTTCAGCGTAAAAAAATATCAACACCCACAGTTGGGCAGTGGTACACCACGCCAGCAGGGCATGTTCTACGTGTCAGCCTGGTTGACTGTGAATGTCAGAAGGTGATTTGTGAACCGCTGGGCCGCAATTACCGCGTCAGTATGCCGCTTATTGCCTTTCGCTCCGGAAAAAACATGAAGCATCTCGGAGGTGCAGCATGAGTATGGAGCTGATGGTTAAAGCGATGAAAATTCGAGTGGGTAATCCATTGCGAAAACTGGTTCTGATCAAGCTGGCTGATAATGCCAGCGATCAGGGGGAGTGCTGGCCCAGCTACCAGCATATTGCTGACCAGTGCGAGATTAGCAAACGTTCTGTGATGAATCATATTGCGGCCCTTTGTGATTCCGGGCTGGTAAAAAAAGTCACCCGGAAAGGTGAAAAAGGTAACTCAAGTAATATCTATCTCCTTCATCTTGATGGTGCAGGAGATTCACTAGGGGGTAGTGCAAATAATTCACTATCTAGTGCAGCAAATTCACCAGGTAGTGCAGGAGTTGCACCAGGGGGTGGTGCAGGAGATTCACCCAGAACCAGTCACTCTTTTGAACCAGTCAAAGAACCAGTCAATGAACCAATAGCTGTTGGTGCATCTGCTGATGAGTCCGTGCGAGTTCGTTCAAACCGACCGGAATACTCTCCGGAGTTTGAGCAGGCATGGCTGGCATACCCCAAACGTGCTGGTGGCAATTCAAAATCTGCAGCCCTCAAAGCCTGGAAAGCTCGTTTGAATGAGGGGGTAAAACCCGAAACCATGCTGGAAGGTGTGAAACGCTACGCTGGCTGGGTATCTGCGATGGGTAACAGCGGCACACAATTTGTGAAACAGGCTGTCACGTTCTTTGGTCCGGATCGTCATTTCGAAGAATCCTGGGAAGTTCCTGCGGTATCTGCAGCCAGACGCGAGGACCCGTACTTCAAAGCCAGTTACGACAACGTGGACTACAGCCAGATCCCGGCAGGATTCAGGGGGTGATCATGAGTCTTTTGAATGACGTTCAGAAATTCATTGAAGCCCATCCGGGGTGTACTTCCGGAGACATTGCGGATGCTTTTGCAGGTTACTCACGGCAGCGCGTTCTGCAGTCAGCAAGCAAGTTACGTCAGAGTGGTCGTGTGGCTCACCGTTGTGAAGGGGATACACGCAGACATTTCCCGCGCCTGACTGAGAGAGCGCAGGAGGCGGAACCGCAACCAGTTCGTGAAACCAGACCTGTGCGCAATTTCTATGTCGGCACTAACGACCCGCGGGAGATTTTGTGCCTGACCCGCCAGGCGGAAGAACTGGAGTCCAGGGGCTTATACCGTCGTGCTGCAACGGTGTGGATGGTGGCATTCCGTGAAAGCCACTCCCAGCCAGAACGAAACAATTTTCTGGCGCGTCGTGAGCAGTGTTTACGGAAAAGCAGCAAGCGCGCTGTATCGAGTGATGAGTGGTATCTGTCAGGGAATTACGTGGGGGCGTAATGACGACGTTAACTCAATGCCAGCAGCAGGTGCTGGATATGCTGATTTCTTACCAGAAAGAGCGTGGCTTTCCGCCAACCAATCAGGAGGTGGCAACCATGCTGGGATACCGTTCAGTGAATGCAGCGGTGGAGCATCTTCGCGCACTGGAGAAAAAAGGCGTCATCACGATAAAGCGTGGCGTGGCCCGGGGGATAACGCTTCATACCGCGGTGAAGGACGACGACAGCGAGGCGGTCGGGATTATCCGCTCACTGCTTGCCGGTGAGGAAAACGCCAGGCTGCGTGCAGCCCACTGGTTACATGAGAGGGAGCTGAAAGTATGAAGCTAATACTGCCTTTTCCGCCCAGCGTGAACACGTACTGGCGACACCCCAACCAAGGGGCGTTTGCAGGTAAGAGCCTGATAAGCGCGGCGGGGCGAAAATTCCAGAGCGCGGCGTGCGCAGCAATAGTTGAGCAGTTACGTCGTCTGCCGAAACCAACGTCGGCACCTGCTTCAGTGGAGATCGTGTTGTTTCCTCCGGATAACCGGATCCGCGATCTGGACAACTATAACAAGGCGCTGTTTGACGCCCTGACCCACGCGGGTGTGTGGGAAGACGACAGTCAGGTGAAAAGAATGCTGGTGGAGTGGGGACCGGTTATCCCGGAAGGGAAGGTCGAGATCACTATCAGTAAGTACGAGAAAACGGCGGGTGCAGCCGCCTGAGCAAGAGGAGAAACGAAGTATGAATAATCTGATGGTCATTGATGGTATTGAAGTTCGTCGTGATGCTTATGGGCGTTACAGCCTGAACGATCTGCACAGGGCAGCCGGGGGAGAACAAAAAAACCGCCCGAAATACTGGCTCTCCAATAAGCAAACCTGTGAATTGATTGAACAACTTTTCACCGAGGGTGGAATTCCGCCTCTGGAACAAAATCAACCAGTTAGCGTCATTAATGGCGGAAATAACCAGGGAACGTATGTCTGCAAGGAACTGGTGTATGCCTATGCAATGTGGATCAGCCCGTCATTCCATCTGAAGGTGATCCGTACTTTCGATATGGTAACCAGCGCACCGGAAAAATTATCCGGGCAGGCTGCTGACAAGATGCAGGCTGGTGTGATTCTGCTGGACTTTATGCGTCGGGAATTAAACCTGTCTAACTCATCTGTGCTTGGGGCTTGTCAGAAACTCCAGGAGGCTGTTGGCTTACCGAATCTGGCTCCGCGCTATGCAATTGATGCTCCTGCCGATGCACCCGATGGCTCAAGTCGCCCTACGCTGTCACTGAGTGCACTGCTGAAGCAGTATGGTATCCGCCTGACGGCTAATCAGGCATATCACCAGATGGTGAAGCTGGGGATCGTCGAGCAGCGCGAACGATACAGCCGTACCGCGATTAACAACATCAAAAAATTCTGGTCGCTGACAGCGAAAGGCTGCATGTTCGGCAAGAACATCACCAGTCCTGCAAATCCGCGCGAGACGCAGCCGCATTTCTTCGAATCCCGATTCCCTGAGCTGTTAAAGCTGCTCGATACCGTTCATTGAGGTGACCGTGAGAGCACTACTGACCCCTGAAATAGCCCCGCGTATGGGGATCGTATTGTTCAGACCCGGTTCAGAGCTGATGCCCCTGTTTATGCAGGGGCGTGTCCTGCTGGAGCCTGAGCCGGAACGTTATTCATCTTTCGCCAGTGGTGCCGTTCCCGCGGCATCACAACCGCTGGCGGATGATCCTGCCGTTCGGGCCGTGTTCTGCAATGAGGCAGTGATCCGTCGTGCTGGTGGCGTGGAATGTCTTGAAAGCTGGTTACTTCGTGAAAAGGGCTGTCAGTGGCCTCATTCCGACTGGCACAGCGAGAACATGACCACAATGCGACACGCGCCGGGCGCGATCCGTCTGTGCTGGCACTGCGATAACCAGCTGCGCGATCAGTTCACGGAACGGCTGGAATCAATGGCAACGGATAACTGTGCCCGCTGGGTGTTGTCTGTTGTGCGTCGGGATCTCGGTTTTGATGACAGTCACGTTGTGACAATGCCGGAACTGTGCTGGTGGCTGATTCGTAATGACCTGGCGGATGCCTTACCGGAAAGTGCAGCCCGTAAGGCACTGAGATTACCGAAGCCTGTTGTGCCGTCTGTCACCCGGGAAAGTGACCTTGTGCCTTCGGTTCCTGCCACCAGCATCATCCAGGATAAGGCGAAAAAGGTGCTGGCGCTGAAAGTGGATCCGGAGTCGCCGGAGTCTTTTATGTTACGCCCAAAACGTCGCCGCTGGGTTAATGAAAAGTACACGCGCTGGGTTAAGACACAGCCGTGTGCATGTTGTGGAAAGCCTGCTGATGATCCCCACCACCTGATAGGCCACGGTCAGGGTGGGATGGGTACAAAAGCGCATGACCTCTTTGTGTTGCCTTTGTGCAGAAAGCATCACGACGAGCTGCATGCGGATACCGTGGCATTTGAAGAGAAGTATGGCTCCCAGCTGGAGCTGATATTTCGTTTTATCGATCGTGCGCTGGCAATAGGCGTACTGGCGTAAGTGGAGAACGAGCATGAACCTTGAAGCTTTACCAAAATATTACTCCCCAAAATCTCCAAAATTGAGTGATGACGCACCGGCGACAGGCTCGGGTGGTTTAACAATTACAGATGTGATGGCTGCGCAGGGGATGGTGCAGTCGAAAGCACCGCTTGGGTTTGCCTTATTCCTGGCAAAAGTTGGTGTTCAGGATCCTCAGTTTGCGATTGAAGGTCTGCTCAATTACGCGATGGCACTGGATAACCCGACATTGAACAAATTGAGTGAAGAAATCCGGTTACAGATCATCCCTTACCTTGTGAATTTTGCCTTTGCTGATTATTCCAGGTCTGCGGCAAGTAAGGCTCGCTGTGAGCATTGTGCTGGTACTGGATTTCATAATGTATTGCGCGAGGTGGTGAAACACTCCAGAAGCGGGGAATCTGTTATCAAGGAAGAGTGGGTGAAGGAACTATGTCAGCATTGTCATGGTAAGGGAGAAGTCAGCACAGCGTGCAGAGGGTGTAAGGGTAAAGGTATTGTCCTGGATGAAAAAAGGACCCGGCTTCATGGCACGCCTGTTTATAAGATTTGTGGGCGTTGCAATGGAAACCGATTTAGCCGTTTACCAACCACACTGGCGCGGAATCATGTCCAGAAGCTGGTACCAGACCTGACGGATTATCAGTGGTACAAAGGATATGCAGATGTCATTGATAAACTGGTTACAAAGTGCTGGCAGGAAGAAGCATATGCAGAGACACAATTGAGAAAGGTGACAAGATAAATGATTTTCGACGAAGATGGCGACATGATACTTGCATTTTTCAAAAAATCTGGATAAGATTTTCTCAACGATGGGCTTTATGTATCTGCTGTTGATAACCTTCAAGAACTCGCCATTGAGCGGGTTTTTTATTGTGTAAAAACAGAATGACGGTATTAATTAGTAATATAATTATTCGACCATACAACTAGGGGTCGAAAAAATGTATGTTTTTGAGTTAATCAAGCCAGGCAGTAATCTTAAGTTTGAAAACAGAGAGTTAGAATGGACGTTTAATAACTTATTATCCCATTTAGAAACTGCATTTTATGATGCTAATGTAGCATTAAATTTATTCGAACAGGAAAGAACTAAGAATAACAGTAAATTCGATAATATTTCTCAGACATGGCAAGCTGATGTACAGAAACGACAAGCACTGGAAATGCTGGTTCGTAAAGAGTTTGGTTATCAACCTTATGAATATTCAGAACAGGTTTTTTCAGAGGTCGAGCTACGTCTAAAAAGAGAAAAATGGAATAACGGTGAATATCCGTTGGCTCATCAACACAGATTGATCTTCTTACATGCAAAATCATTTCTCTACGCTTTGGATGCTATTGATAAATTTTTAAAGGTAATTTCAAAAGAAAATGGCGCGCCAGAGAACATTAAAAAATTGCATGAACAGCTTTCTAAAGACTTTCCGGATTTAAGAAAGGTAAGGAATTCAGCTCAACACATGGAAGACAGAGTTCGTGGGCTTGGTGCAGAGAAAGAACCAAAGCCAATAAAACTCAAACCTGTAAATAATATTCATGTTGTTGCACCTCAGGGGGCATTGATGTTGAATAACTTATTCGGAACTAAATTTGGGTGCACTATGGCTGATGGCTATTATGGTGAAGTAGATATTTCGACAGAGTCTTTGGCAAAGTTGCAAAATTTAATCCAAAAAGTTTTTAATTCCTTCAGTTGGGAAGGACCAAAGCAACACCTTCCCCGATAACATTTTCTTTTTTATTGAAAGCCGCCAAATAATTGGCGGCTTTTTTATTTCACAGTACCCGCAAATATCGCGAGGTGAGAGATGACGAAATGCCTCATAACCCAAATACCTGGCTGGAGTTGGTCCAGAGCTGGTGGCGTGGAGACACGCCGCTGGGCGCAGTAATTATGTCGATCGTTATGGCTGGCTTGCGCATTGCCTATTTTGGCGGTGGTGGTGGCTGGAAGCGAAAAACGCTCGAGATTTTGCTCTGTGGCGCTCTGACACTGACTTTTGCATCCGCTCTTGAGTATGTCGGATGGCCTAAATCACTTTCTGTTGCCATTGGTGGTGGGGTGGGGCTGATCGGTGTCGATGCTATTCGTGGGGCTGCAATGAGAGTAATCGGTAATAAGTTTGGTGGTTCTAAGGAGTAATTTATGCAGGTGCTAAATCCCCAGCGTAAAGCTTTCCTTGATATGGTGGCTTGGTCAGAAGGAACGGATAACGGGCGACAACCGACACGTAACCACGGTTATGATGTTATTGTCGGTGGAGAACTCTTCACTGATTACTCCGATCACCCTCGCAAGCTTGTCACGCTAAACCCGAAACTCAAATCAACAGCTGCAGGCCGTTATCAACTTCTTTCGCGCTGGTGGGATGCTTACCGCAAGCAGTTAGGGCTGACAGACTTCTCTCCTAAAAGCCAGGATGCTGTTGCATTACAGCAGATTAAAGAGCGTGGCGCTTTACCGATGATTGATCGCGGCGATATTCGTCAGGCTATCGATCGTTGCAGCAATATCTGGGCGTCGTTACCTGGTGCAGGTTACGGTCAGTATGAACATAAAATCGGTGACCTGATTTCCCGGTTTAAAGAGGCTGGTGGGGTGGTAAATGAAGTTGAGCTATAAGCTGGCTATCTCTGCATTCTTCTTTACTGTCATCGGTTCTTTCATCTGGTCTGCCAACCACTACTACAGCAAATATCAGCACGAAAAGAAACGTGCTGATGAGGCTGTACGAAATGCTGAATCAGCAACAGCCATTACCAATAACGTCCTGCAATCACTACAAATCGTCAATACAGTTCTGGAGGCTAACCAGCATGCAAAACAGCAGATCGCACTGGGGTCACAGAGAACCCAGGAAGATATCAAAATGGCTGTTGCGGATGATGATTGTGCTTCACGTGCTGTGCCTGCTGCCGCTGCTGACCGGTTGCGGAAGTACGCGGACAGTTTACGTGAGCGTTCCGGTGGCACCACTGCCACCCAGCCTGACTTCTGATACTCCTGTACCGTTTATACCTAATCCGCTGACGTATGGTGCCAGTCTGGAGCTGAATGTGAGTCTGATGGGGGCGCTGGGAATGTGTAACAGGGATAAAGAAGATATTAGAACGATTGAGCAATCACGATCCTCGCAATAGTGGGGTTTTTTAACAACTGAGGAATGAGCATGACAGTAGTTCTTACAGCAAAACAGATTGAAGACCTGTCAGCCTTCGCAAAAGAAGATGGCCAGCCCAAGTACACCATCACCACCGGGACAATCCCGAAATTCGAAGCAGAAGATGGCGAGATTATCCCTGAATACACAGGACTGATCGCCTACTCAGAGTCACTTGAGCGCGGTGTGTTGCAACTCGACGACTAGCGGCATTACAGCAGTCATTCACTGAGTGTATGAGATATAGCAAATTTGTATAGTATCGGAAGCGAGCATTTGACATGGCTAACAATCTCAAAAGCCATGTCAAAGCTAATCTTATTTATTGAAGATCTGAAATAGAAGGCTACATATCGTAGCAATATTTGCCCCATAAGATAGGTATTTTGTAAACCCTATTCTATCAAATACAGTTAGCTGCTCTTGTTCAGTAGTAGCTTTGCTACTTACCAGCTCTTCATATGCCTGCTTTAGTTGTTCCAGAGGCGTTTCAGCTCTAATTCCTGCTGCATGAAGAGCCTGGATATTATCTTTATAGTTGACTCCGTGTCCTTCATTTTCAGAGATATCAGTACCTATTATGACTAAATCTAAAGGATTACCGGCCTCGACTCTAATGCCATCACCGCCATTACCTTTAATACGGCCACCAATTAATGTTAATGTCATTAATACTTTCCTTTATCAGATGAAAAATAAATTCTATTTTATATCACTAACCACGTAAAAATATAAAGAATATTTCCAGAATTGTTGTGGCTCACATTTTCTATAACTAAATACTATATCGCTGTCGTCTTTGAGTAAATGCTACTTAATCTGTCTACAAGCATTTTTATAGTCATCACAATGGGCGGATCCATCGTAATGGCTTAACATGAGCACTACTATGCTCCCTGCAAAAAACACATAACAGAAGGGCGGACAATGCCACCACGCACACCAAAGGCTTGCAGAGCAAGAGGCTGCCGCAACACGACAACCGATTCATCAGGCTACTGCGAGCTACACAAAAGCGAAGGCTGGAAGCAATACAAGCCAGGTCAGTCCCGTCATCAGCGCGGTTATGGTTCGAAGTGGGATGTTATCCGCGTGCGTGTGCTGAAGCGTGACAAAGGCCTGTGTCAGTTATGTCTGCGTGCTGGTGTGGTGCGTGAGGCGAAAACCGTTGACCACATCATCGCTAAAGCGCATGGCGGCACTGATGCCGACTGCAATCTGCAGAGTTTGTGCTGGCCGTGTCATAAGGCGAAGACGGCCCGTGAACGGCTGAAGTAAGAACCAGTTCCCACTGCCAGAGGGGAGGGGCGGGTCAAATACCGGTGACCTGACGTCTTCCGGACTGCCCGCCCCATCGTTTTTTTATACCCGCGAAAAATGAAATTTAACCAGGAGTGCCGCATATGGCTGGAACGGCGGGGCGTTCCGGGCGTCGCCCCAAGCCAACGGCGCGCAAGGCGCTGGCCGGAAACCCCGGCAAGCGAGCCCTGAATAAAGATGAACCTGTTTTTACGCCCATCAAAGGTGTTGAGCCACCGGAGTGGTTCGCAGAAGAAAATCTCCCTCTCGCCACGATCATGTGGCAACTGACAACCAAAGAACTCTGCGGTCAGGGCCTGTTGTGCGTGACTGACCTCGCGGTGCTTGAGCGGTGGTGCGTGGCCTACGAGTTCTGGCGACGTGCCGTGAAAAATATTGCCAGACAGGGCAACACCATCACCGGTGCAATGGGCGGCAGGGTCAAAAATCCGGAGCTGACCGCCAAAAAAGAACAGGAGTCCGAGATGAGCAGTACGGGGGCAATGCTCGGACTCGACCCCAGCAGCCGCCAGCGTCTGATTGGCCTGGCGGGGAAGAAGAAAGCCACTAACCCGTTTCTGACAATCTGAAAATCATCGAATCATGAGCCGGAAATCTTACCCCAACGTAAATGCTGCCAATCAGTATGCCCGGAATGTCGTGCGCGGAAAGATTGTGGCCTGCCAGTTTGTGATTCAGGCCTGCCAGCGCCATCTTGATGACCTGATGGCGGAAAAAAGTAAGTCGTTTCGTTACCGCTTCGACAAGGACCTGGCTGAACGGGCCGCGAAATTTATTCAGCTGTTGCCGCACACCAAGGGGGAGTGGGCATTCAAACGGATGCCCATCACGCTGGAGCCGTGGCAGCTATTTGTGATCTGCTGTGCGTTTGGCTGGGTCAATAAAGGCACCCGGTTGCGCCGCTTCCGGGAGGTGTACACCGAAATCCCCCGTAAGAACGGCAAATCAGCAATCTCTGCCGGTGTTGCCCTGTATTGTTTTGCCTGTGATAACGAGTTTGGCGCGGAAGTGTATTCCGGTGCCACGACAGAGAAACAGGCGTGGGAAGTCTTTCGCCCGGCGCGACTGATGTGTAAACGCACACCCATGCTGACGGAAGCGTTCGGGATTGAGGTTAACGCCTCAAACATGAACCGTCCGGAGGATGGCGCGCGGTTTGAACCGCTGATCGGCAACCCCGGTGATGGCTCATCACCCCACTGTGCGGTGGTGGATGAATATCACGAGCATGCCACCGATGCGCTTTATACCACAATGCTTACCGGGATGGGGGCGCGACGTCAGCCACTGATGTGGGCCATCACCACCGCCGGGTACAACATTGAGGGGCCGTGCTACGACAAGCGGCGGGAAGTCATCGAGATGCTCAACGGCTCGGTGCCTAACGATGAACTGTTCGGGATCATCTATACCGTTGATGAAGGTGACGACTGGACCGACCCGCAGGTGCTGGAAAAAGCCAATCCAAATATTGGCGTGTCGGTTTATCGCGAATTTTTGTTAAGTCAGCAGCAGCGTGCGAAAAATAACGCCCGTCTGGCAAACGTCTTTAAAACAAAACACCTCAATATCTGGGTGTCGGCGCGTTCGGCGTATTTCAACCTGGTGAGCTGGCAGAGCTGCGAGGATAAATCACTGACCCTTGAGCAGTTCGAGGGGCAGCCGTGCATTCTGGCCTTTGACCTGGCGCGTAAGCTGGATATGAACAGCATGGCGCGACTTTATACCCGCGAGATTGACGGTAAAACGCATTACTACAGTGTGGCCCCGCGCTTCTGGGTACCGTATGACACGGTGTACAGCGTCGAGAAAAATGAAGATAGACGGACAGCCGAACGCTTTCAGAAATGGGTGGAAATGGGCGTCCTGACCGTTACCGATGGTGCAGAGGTGGATTATCGCTACATCCTCGAGGAGGCCAAAGCGGCGAACAAAATCAGCCCGGTCAGTGAGTCACCCATCGACCCCTTCGGGGCGACCGGGCTGTCACATGACCTTGCTGATGAAGATCTGAATCCCGTCACTATCGTCCAGAACTTCGCCAATATGTCCGATCCGATGAAAGAGCTGGAAGCAGCGATTGAATCGGGACGCTTTCATCATGACGGCAATCCCATCATGACCTGGTGTATCGGCAATGTGGTCGGCAAAAACATGCCAGGTAACGATGATGTGGTGAAGCCCGTCAAAGAGCAGGCGGAAAACAAAATCGATGGTGCAGTTGCGCTGATTATGGCGGTTGGCAGAGCCATGCTGTACGAGAAAGAAGACACGCTGTCTGACCACATTGAGTCCTATGGGATCCGCTCGCTTTAACTGAGGTAATTATGATCATGCTGATTCTCGCGCCTCTGGTGGGCGTGCTGGGGGCGCTTTTGCTGGCGTATGGTGCCTGGCTGATTTATCCCCCGGCGGGGTTTGTTGTTGCCGGGGCGTTGTGCCTGTTCTGGTCGTGGCTGGTAGCGCGATATCTCGACCGTACACAGATGTCTGTTGGTGGAGGTAAATAGTGTTCTTTTCGGGATTATTTCAACGAAAAAGTGACGCACCGGTGACCACGCCAGCAGAGCTGGTGGATGCTATCGGGCTGTCATACGACACCTATACCGGAAAGCAGATCAGCAGCCAGAGGGCCATGCGACTGACGGCGGTTTTTTCCTGCGTCAGGGTGCTGGCGGAGTCGGTCGGGATGTTGCCCTGCAACCTGTATCACCTGAACGGCAGCCTGAAGCAGAGAGCCACTGGCGAACGTCTGCATAAGCTGATCTCCACGCATCCCAATGGCTATATGACGCCGCAGGAGTTCTGGGAGCTGGTGGTCACCTGTCTGTGCCTGCGGGGAAACTTTTACGCCTACAAAGTGAAAGCATTTGGCGAAGTGGCTGAACTGCTGCCCGTCGATCCCGGCTGTGTGGTACCGAAGCTTAACAGTAGCTGGGAGCCGGTCTATCAGGTCACATTCCCGGATGGCTCCACGGATGTACTGAGCCAGGAGGATATCTGGCATGTGCGCACGCTGACGCTGGACGGACTGGTGGGGCTGAATCCCATCGCCTATGCCCGCGAGGCAATATCGCTGGCGGCAGCGACCGAAGAGCACGGGGCCAGACTGTTC